CTAGTTTAGTGAGGCGCGAACCATGACCCCCTATTTAAACTTAATTTACAACGATTTACGCGCCTTTTCTAATGTCAAAAATCCAAAAATCGCGCACCAGTGTCAGCCAACGCTGTCAAGGACCATGTTTCTGACAAACAATATGCATAAAAAACGTACAAAAATTGTTTATTGCCTAAAAAGTAAACAAAGTATTAGATTAGTTAACCGAAGATTGCCTAATTATTGTTCAGGAGTCCCAGCCCCCAAAAAATTTTACAATATTCAAAACCTATGATATAAGATTATTAACATATAGGAGCTTGTTTTGAGCGAACTAGACATTGAACATAGAATAAATAAGCTTGAACTACGGTTGGCTCAGTTAAATCGTGTAGATGCCTGTAAAAATGACTTTTTAACCTTCGTAAACGTCATGTGGCCTGAGTTTATAGCTGGAGAACACCACAGGATTATAGCTGAAAAGTTTGAAAGAGTGGCGCGAGGCGAGTTAAAACGTCTGATAATCAATATGGCTCCTCGTCATACGAAGTCAGAGTTTGCAAGTTACCTTTTGCCTGCGTGGATGATTGGCAAAAACCCGAACATGAAGATTATTCAGGCAACGCACACCACGGAACTCGCGGTATCTTTTGGTAGAAAGATTAAGAACCTTCTGGAACGGGAAGATTACACGGATATTTTCCCTGATGCGCGGTTATCGGTTGACAGTAAAGCTTCTGGTAGGTGGGACACGGCTCGCGGTGGTATGTATTATGCTGTTGGGGTTGGCTCAAACTTGGCTGGACGCGGTGGTGATTTGATTATCATTGATGATCCGCATTCGGAGCAGACTGCGATGTCGGCTAGTGGGTTTGACAATGATTGGGATTGGTACACGGGTGGTCCAAGACAGAGATTACAGCCAGGGGGTGCTATAATTTTGGTTATGACGCGGTGGTCGGAGAAGGATTTAACGGGTCAGTTACAGCGTCAGATGATAAAGGATGAGAGGGCGGATCAATGGGAGATAGTTGAGTTACCTGCGGTTATGCCAAGTGGCAATTCTTGTTGGCCTGAGTTTTGGCCTATAGATGATTTAGAAAAAGTACAGGCATCGATACCCCCTAGTAAGTGGAATGCTCAGTATCAGCAAAACCCTACGGGGGATGATAATGCGATTATTCCACGCGAGTGGTGGAAGCGTTGGGAGGAGGAGGATATACCAGAGTTAGAGTATGTCATTCAGAGTTATGATACGGCATTTTCGAAGAGCACGACATCGGATTACAGTGCGATAACGACATGGGGTGTATTTCGTCCTTCGGCTAACAGTCCACGGCCTGCGATTATTTTGTTAGATAGCAAGAAGGGTAGATGGGATTTTCCTGAGTTGAAGAAGGTTGCGTATGATGAGTGGACGTATTGGGACCCTGATACGGTTGTGATTGAGGCGAAGGCTTCTGGAACGCCCTTGACTCACGAACTACGGAACATGGGCATACCTGTTGTGAATTTTACGCCAAGTCGGGGTAATGACAAGGTGTCGAGGGTTCATTCGGTATCGCCATTATTTGAGGCTGGGATGGTTTGGTGTCCTGACAAGGTGTTTGCAGATGAGATGATTGAGGAGGTTGCAGCTTTTCCAAATGGAGAGTATGATGATTTGGTAGATAGTATGACCCAAGCTTTGATGCGGTATCGTCAGGGTAATTTTGTGACGTTGCCAGACGATGATTGGGACCCTGACGAAGAGAAGTACAGCAAGGTTCGCGTGTATTATGGCTGAAAAAACAGTTAAGGGCGCGGTGTCCCCGAACTTCGTATCGCGGATCATGGACCCCAAGTCTCCAATGACGCAAGACAATGCAATGGTTCAGTTGATGGACTTTACAATAGATGGTCGGTTTTTTGTATCTCCCACGGTATTTCCTGTGGATAGTCCTGTTGGTCCTGTGCTCACGAAATTCTCACCAGACATGGCGATTCGCAAGGCTTTTAACACGGGCGAGTTTTTAGAGTTTGATACAGAAGATCAGGCCAGAGAGTTTGCTATGAAGTTTACGGATGTAATTAACGTAGAGGATAGGCCAAAGCAGAATTTAAAGAAGGGCATAGCTGAATACATCCCCTATATGCAATAATGAATTTATTGTGTTATACTAAAAAAAACAACTGGGAAAAGCGTAATGGCAAAACCACCTATAAGTCTAATTGAGAATGTAAACCCTCAAATAGATGAGCAAGAGATTGCAGCTGAAATTGAGGTTAATTTACCTGGATCTTTGGATATGTCTGGGCGAGGCGATGACATAGGTATAGAGTTTGAGGATGATGGTGGTGCAATAATTGATTTTGCAATGTCATCTAGGGTTGAGCAAGAAACAGGATTTTATGATAATCTTGCAGAGGTTCTTGATGATAGAGTCCTTGGTTCGATAGCCAGTGACCTTTTATCAGAGTTTGATTCTAATAAGGCAAGTAGACAGGATTGGGAGGATGCATACGCTAATGGTTTGGAATTACTTGGTTTCAACTATTCCGAGAGAACCGAACCCTTCAGGGGGGCTTCTGGGGTCACTCACCCGTTACTTGCTGAGGCTGCGGTGCAATTTCAGGCGCAAGCATTCAATGAATTGTTGCCTGCTAGTGGTCCCGTGCGAACCTCTATTGTCGGAAGCCAGACAAAGGAAAAAGAAGACCAATCTCAACGTGTAAAAGAGTTTATGAACTATTACATTACCAATGAGATGGAAGAGTATACGCCAGAAATGGATCAGATGCTTTTCTATTTACCGTTAGCTGGAAGCACTTTTAAAAAAATTTATTTTGATGATTCTATTGGTAGGGCAGTAAGTAAGTTTATTCCTGCTGAGAATTTGGTTGTTCCTTACGAGACAACTGATTTGGAGACTTGTCCTAACATTAGCCATGTTGTGCGTATAAATCTAAACGAGTTGCGTAAGAAGCAACTTTCTGGGTTTTATTTGGATATTCCTGTTTTGCCTCAACAGGGTGAGGATGATGATCTTACAAGTGAGCTTGATAAGATCAGGGGCATTGAGCCGTCCAACATTGATTATGATGCTACTTTAATAGAGTGTCATGTAGATTTAGATTTAGAAGGTTACGAAGACACGGGCGAAGACGGAGAAAATACGGGAATTAAGTTGCCGTATGTGGTTACGATTAGCCAAGATAACGGTCAAATACTAGCCATACGTAGAAATTATAAAGAAGATGACCCTGATAAAAGAAAGGTACAATACTTTGTGCATTATAAGTTTTTACCTGGGTTTGGCTTTTACGGATTAGGTTTAATCCACACAATAGGTGGCTTGTCTCGTTCAGCCACCGCGGCACTGAGGCAGTTGATTGACGCAGGTACGTTGTCCAACCTCCCAGCGGGCTTTAAAGCTCGTGGACTTCGTATTAGAGATGATGACGATCCTCTTCAGCCAGGTGAATTCAGAGATGTAGACGCACCTGGTGGGGCTATTAGAGATAGCCTTATGCCTCTCCCATTCAAAGGACCTGACGGTACTTTATTTCAGTTACTTGGTTTTGTGGTCGATGCAGGGCGGAGGTTTGCCACAATCACAGATATGAAAGTTGGTGATGGAAATCAGCAAGCAGCTGTTGGTACAACCATAGCTCTTATGGAACAAGGCTCACGAGTAATGAGTGCGGTACATAAGAGACTGCACTATGCAATGCGGATAGAGTTTAAAATCTTGGCTCGTGTAATGGGGGAGAGCTTACCACCTATTTATCCATATGAGTTAGAGGGAGTTGATGCTGCAGTAAAAGCACAGGACTTTGATGGTAGGGTGGATATTGTACCTGTTTCTAATCCTAATGTATTTAGTCAGGCTCAACGTATTGCTCTGGCTCAAACTCAATTACAATTAGCAGCGCAAGCTCCACAGATGCACAATATGTATGAAGTTTATAGAGATATGTATGAAGCATTAGGTGTAAAAAATGTGGATAAATATTTGAAAGCACCGCCTCAAGAACAACCAACCCCAAAGGACCCTGCACAAGAGAATATCGATGTATTGGATCAGAAAAACCTTTTTGCCTTCCCTGGACAAAACCATCAAGCACATATACTTTCGCATCTTGTATTTGGTGGAAACCCTCTTGTTGGAGCTTCGCCAGTTTTGGCAGTGGCTTTACAGAAACACGTCATGCAACACGTTCAGCTTGAAGCAAGGGAAAAAGCTGTACAGGAGTTGGGAATTCAAACGCAAGATGTATCGCAACAACAACAAGTACAACTGGATGCTGTTTCGGCACAATTTATGGCAGAAGGTATGCAAGCTGTTCAAGCCCTTTCAAGGCAATTAAGTGGTCAGGGCGAAAAAGATCCTGTCGTTGATTTGAAACAGCAAGAGTTACAGCTTGAAGCCTTAAAGGAACAGAACGATGTTGAGGCTGAACAGGCTGAACTATCTTTGAAACAGGCTCAACAGATGGATAAATCAAGACAGTTTGATGAAAGGCTTGCTAGTCAAGAACAAATAGCCAGAGAAAAAATGGAAGCAGCTAGACAACGAGCCATAATGCAAAGGAGAAATTAGAATGTCTATGGTAAAAATAGTTACAAATTCACCTAAAAAAGCCCCAAAACCTGAACAGTCAAAGGGTATACAGAATGTAAAGGTTCCTGTCGGTGATTTAAAAGTAATGACCGCCAGAGGTATGGGCGCAGCTAAAAAGGGTGGTAAATTCTTAGGAGTTTAATCCACTAATCTGGGGAAAGGTTTATGGTAGACCCGGTATCTGCAATGGCTCTGGCAGGCTCCGCCTTTAACGCACTAAAAAAAGGCGTTTCAATCGGCCGCGAGCTGGAGTCGATGGGAAACAGTCTTTCGCAGTGGATGTCAGCGGTATCCGATATTGATCGTGCTCATCATGAGGCTAAAAATCCTCCAATTTTTAAAAAAATCTTTAATGCAAAATCTGTTGAACAAGAAGCAATGGAGTTGTTTACTCAGAAAAAACAGCTTGAGAACCAGCGCGATGAACTTCGTAAGTTAATTGGCTCCATGCTTGGGCCACAGGCCTGGCAGGAGCTTATTAAAATGGAACGAGATATACGCAAACAACGCCAAGAAACGCTTTATGCTCAAAGAGAAGCTCGTAAACATTTCATAGAAATAGTAGCAATTATATTATTCACTACGGTGGGAGCTTTATTTCTAATTGGTATGGTTTGGTTAATTTCTAATAGGGGGTCATTTTGATACAGAAGAAATTAGAAAAAGGGTCTGAGTATAACAAGTATGATTTAGATGGTGACGGAATTGTAGACGATGATGAGTTACTAGCGGCAGAAAAGTTACATGAAATAGAGGCAGCGGAGAAGCAAGAAGCAGCGGAGCTTCGCAAAATGTCTGCACAAAGGCGTATGGCTACGGCTGTTTTGTGCTTTATGGCACTATATACGCTGCTTATGTTCATGCCGTTTGTATCAGACGAAAGGGTTAAGCTCCTTACAGACCTCTCAAATTTGTTATACTTGACGGGTGGGGGCATTGTGGGAGCTTATATGGCTGTATCCGTATGGCCGAAAAAGCAGTAAGAAGATACGGTGAAAGAAAGTTTAAAAGGCATGATATTCGCTGGGCAAAGGAACACAAGATATATCAGTCTACAGAATGCAAGTCTTGTGGTGCTAAAACATCAGGCTTTTCTAAAGATGATGGGGAGACTTGGTATTGTTCAAGTTGCATAACAAATGTTTGAACATTTGTTTTTATTGTTTGTATTTACGGGTTTAGAGCCTAATAAGAAGTTAGAGAGTCAAGATATGTATTTTAGGAATTTGCATGAATGCACATATTTTGCTAAAGAATTGCATAAACAGGGCGAGACAATTACAGCATATTGCTTGCCAAAATATGTAAACATTGAAGCTGTAAAGGTATACTGATATGTTACAAGCATTGATAGGCCCAGTATCAGGGCTTTTAGATAAATTTATTGAAGATAAAGATCAGAAGAATGCCCTCGCCCACGAAATCGCCACGCTCGCAGAAAAACAAGCGCACGAAGCAGCCCTCGCACAAGTCGAGGTCAACAAAGCAGAAGCGCAACACCGTTCCATCTTTGTATCTGGATGGCGTCCCTTCATCGGCTGGACCTGTGGCACAGCGCTGGCATACCACTTTGTCCTTGCTCCGATTATTTTGTTCGCAACAGCGTATGCTGGTGTTGAAGTTCCTGAACTACCTAGTTTTGACATGGAGACGTTGACCACGATTTTACTTGGAATGCTGGGATTGGGTGGCTTACGCAGTTTTGAAAAGTTAAAAGGTTTAACAAAATAAGGATTGCATATAAAAAGGTGTTACAATATATTCTAATATATGGATGGCATTTTAATTACCAATCATATCTTAAAACTCATCAATGATAAGAGAAATCAGATATCTGAATTACTTATCTCAAACGGAGTTAAAGATATGCTACATTATAGGCATTTGATGGGTAACATTGAAGGTCTAGAATTTTTAGAACAGGAACTCAAGAGCCTGCTAGATAAACAGGAGTTACAAGATGAATAAAACAGCCACGGCAGAAAAGACGGAGGCTCTGTCTACGCCTTGGGTTAATCCCAAGGAGAGGGTATTAGACCCAACACTCATAGATAAATCTTTAAAAGAAAGAATTCCTTCACCAACAGGTTGGAGAATTGTTGTTTTGCCCTACAAAGGCAAGTCAAAAACTTCTGGAGGAGTTTATATTCCAGATCAAGTTATTGAAACAAACGAAATTTCAACAACAGTTGGGTATGTTTTAAAATTAGGACCTTTAGCTTATCAAGATATGCAAAAGTTTCCCACAGGCTCTTGGTGCAAAGAGGGTGATTGGATTATGTTTGCAAGATATGCAGGGTCAAGATTTAAAATTGAAGGTGGAGAAGTAAGGATACTCAACGATGATGAGATTCTTGCTACTATTTTAGACCCAGAAGATGTTATCAGTATATGAGGATTCAATGAATAATTTACAAAAAGAAGAAGAAACACAAGAGGTTGAAGTAGAGGTTCAACAAGAAGATTTATTCAAAGAAGAGCCTCGTGTGGAATCTACGGAAGTTTCGGTTGAAAGTCCACAAACAGAGCAACGTCAACACGTAAGTGATTCAAAACAGAGAATTGATAGACTTACTAAAAAAATGCGAGAAGCAGAGCGTAGAGAGCAAGATGCAATCGCTTTTGCTCAAGCAAAAATGGCAGAAAATGACGATCTTAAAGTTAAATTAACTGGTTTAGACAAAGATTATGTTTCTGAATATGGTCAACGTGTTGATAGTGATATTGCCTCTGTGAAAGAATCTTTAAGAAAAGCAATGTCCATTGGCGATACTGATGCAGTTGTTGATGCTCAAGAAAAAATAGCTAGTTTGATGGTTGCAAAGGAAAGAGCAACACAGGCTAAAGTAAAAATTGATAGAGAAGAAAACTCTCAACCTCAAGAAACTGAT